ACTGTTTATTAGTGTCTGTGATGACATCTCTCACAGAGTTCAACATGAGTTGATGTTTTTTAGATGTAATTTTAAAATCATCATCAAAACCTTCCATCTTAACAGAAAGATCTAAAGACTCTCCACCTGTAATTCCCTTTCTACTAATTACTTGGTCAACATCAATAAAAGTCACAGTTAAAGATATTGATGGACTCATTACACTCTCATAGTAATCAATAATCGGGTTTCCACCAAGTATTGAGTAATCTTTCTTTAAGGAAGATCCTTTATTTGCAATCAACATACATTTGCTGATAATAAATCTACTTTCCATTAAGTTATCATCCTCATAATTTCTGATGGTAATCCAAATTTAGATTTTCTAGATGATGCTATTGTATTATTTGATATTGTTTTAATGAAACTTGATGTGGTTTCGGTTGATTTTATTTCTGCCTCTGACACCTGTGGTGCTTCAGCTTGAACTAAGGGAGATGGATTTGCAGTTAAAGCGCTTTCATTTAAAGTTTGTATTACTCCAGCTGAAAGTTTAGGATAGGAATCATCTGGAGGTGCAAGAACATTTCCAGATAATTCGGCAGTATCATTTTCTAATTTAGGAATTAAATCACCTCTTTGATCGAAATCAAATTTTTCTCCTGTCACTCTATCAGCAAGACCTGTCAAGATTCTCATTATACCTTCTGGTTTTGATTCTTTTTCTGAACTAATTCCAAACTCATTTTGTTTACTTGTTATTCGTGATCCCATTTCTTCTATTGTAATGAAACCATCTTCATCAGCATCTAATCCTTGATTTGCTGCATAAACTGATGGGTTGCCAGGCTCGCCATCAGAAAACTTATCAAACTTAGTTGACAATTCAAAATCTGTTCCCCTATCAGTATATTCTGGCATAAAGACACTTGTATATAGTTCTCCTTTACTGGCTCCCTTTGGTAACTTAACGATATCAAAATATTTTTCAACAAACTTCATTTGTTGAGCACGACTCATTTTAACTAACTCTTCCTGAGTTGTTCCTAATTCCTCTGCTCTATCAGCACTAAATTGTATCAAACCAACATGAGTACCGTTGTCTGCTGCTGGATCTAAACTTGATTCTGATGCCATTAATCCTACTAAATCAGCTGGATTTATTTCATATTTTTCAGAAACTCTTTGAACTTCATCTAAGAAGGGTTTATCATCACCAATTAATCTCTCTGACTCTCCACTTAATTTAAGTTCTGGAGTTTTTCTATCTTCATTATATAATCTTTTCATTTTTCCAAAAGTGTTATCAGTCACGGTCTTCATAACACCTTGTTGAAAGTCTTGAAGTTTATTGTTACCTTTCTTATCAAAATCAAATACACCACCTGTTAGAGTATCAGCAACTCCACCAATAATCTCTTTAACTCCTCTCTTTTCATCTGGTTGCACTAAATCGTCATCTGTAAATGCACCAGCTTCAAGATTTTGCGACTTCATATACTCAGCTGATTCCTCTTTCGATAATGGGCCGCCAGAATTATAAAAATCCTTTAACATCTCTGGTTTAACAGTATCTTCACCCTGCATTTGTATTCTAGCTTGTATTGACAGTCTTTGTTTTAAAGTCATCTGTTCGCCAGGCTTATATAATTCACCATTAATGAGTATTCCTGATCCTTTACTTGTAATTGATCCATCAGGGTTTATAGTGGTTTCCATCGGAATTTTATTCTTATCTCCTAAAAGTTCATTTTTCTTTCTTTCAAATTCTAATTTTCTTTCATTGTCTCCGATGTAGTTGCCATCTTTATCATAAAATTCATTTTTACCTTTAGTTTTTCTTGAGCCAGGCCTACCATCAAAATTACGAATACTATCACCTATCCTTCTATTCAAGAAACCAGCAACACCACCCTCCTTCATAAATTCTATTAATTTATTTTCTTTTTTCTCTGGTTGCACTGAGTCTTTATCATCCAAATTAAACAATTTATTTTGTATTTCTTCTTGTTCTTTTTCATATTCTGCAATTTTATCATAATTAATCTTCCCACCAGTCTCATATTCAGAATCTATGAGCATTTCAAGTTCTCTATCTCTTGCCATTAAATCAGACTGTTCCTGTGATACGTTACCACCAACAACCTGACCTTGTTCCCTTTCAGTTGTAAGTTTATTACTATCATCTACATCAACATCTTTTTTCTTATCTTCCTTTCCACCAAATATCTTTCTACCCAAGAAACCAGCAACACCACCCTCCTTAACAAATTCCAACAATTTATTTTCTTTCTTCTCAGGTTTTATGTCTTTCGTACCTTTAAGTGAAAATTCATCTGTATCTTCTTTAAAAAAGTCTAATCCTTGATCTAATTGTTCCTTTGCAGATAAACGTTTAAACTCAGCATATTTTTGAGCATCAACTTCTTGACCATTAACATAACCTACACCTTTCTCCCGATCAAAACGAGTTGTTAACTTCTTAGATGTAAAATTTAATTCTTCTTTTATTTCTGACTTGATTTCTTCTTTTACTTGATCCTTTTCATCCTTTTCTCCTTTTTTACCAAATTTTCTACCAAACATACCACCAAGTCTGGCAAATGGATTTATTGTCTCAAAGAAATTTGTTTTTGGTGATGGTGTTTCCCCTGTTAAAGATTCTCTCATTCCAGAATATTCTAAGGCTCCCCCAAGTGGGCCTCCTATTAAGGCTCCAATTGGCCCACCTGTTTTCAATCCTGTAAAAGCACCACCAAGAATAGGTGCTAAAAGTTGTAATCCAGCACCACCAAGAAGAGGCCCAAGAGCTCCAAATATTGATCCTAAAAATCCCTTTGGTTCTACTGGTTGAGGTGGAGCTTTCCCAGCGTCTCCTTGATCACCTTGATCACCTTGATCTCCACCTTCACCTTGATCTCCATCTTCACCCTTATCACCCTTAAGTCTCTCTGCCATCATTTCTTTCTGTTCCTTATCCTCCTCTTCTAAACGTAGATCAGCTTCTTCATCTTTTTCTATTTTTTTCTCTACAATTATATAATTATTAATTTGTTGAACATCTGATCTTAATCCCTCAAGTGACATAGAAAGAGATTCAATCAGTAGTTTTTGATCTTGAATAATATTTAAATTAGAATTAGCAATTGATAAAGCACGATTAGCCAACTTATCAATCGATACGATTGACTCAAAAAAATTACTTAAAGTAATCTTTTTCTTTTTAGGTTGTTCTAACTCTTCTTCATCCATACTTTCGGACGCCCTCTTCTTGTTGTCTCTTTAGATTTTCTTTTTCAATATAATCCTTCAAGAGAGTTACATAAATGTCTCTTTCCCAAGGCATCATATTTTCAAGTTCCGTCAAGCTATATTTATGGTATTGCATGAGAGCAAAATTTATTCTGTAGTGAGATTCAAGATCTTCCCTTGCAATACTTAACCGAAAAAATCGGCTAGACCCTCCAAAACGATACTACTCTTTTTCTTTGTATTTGGATTCACAACTTCAATAGTATGTGATAATTTAGGCATTGTTGCAAAAAAGTTTTCAACTTTCTTGTATTGTTTTGAATTTAACTGTTCAACAAATTTGACTCTCTCAGTTGATGTGTAGTCTTTGGCTTCCCATGCATCCTCCTCAGTAAAAACTGTATCCATACAATCAGCAACAACTTTAAAAGTTTTATTAACTAGAACTTCTGGATCATCATCAACTTCAAAATTATTTTCAACAAATTGATTCAATGATGGATATTTCATCCGAAGAGTAAGTTTATCATCAATGACAACATCATTTGTGTGTCCTTCTGGTTTTGTAACTTTAATTTCATCCACATATATTGTGACAGGGACTTGTGTTTCTCTATCATCGGGACATGTGACGGTCAATCTTATATCCTCACCAATTGATTTAGCACGAATATTCAAAAAGATATATTCAATGTCAAATGTAGGAAGGTCATCAACTTTTACTCCTCTTGTTAAAATGCATTTTTTCAACACATCTTTAACAGCATTTGTAATTTCATTTTGATTTCTTGATTCCAGAGCAATAATTAATATTTTTTCTTCTTTGACAAGAAATGGTCTGTATTTAATTTTTTTACCCGAAGAGGGCATTTTTAACTCATATGTTGGAGTTTCAATTGTTGGTAAGGGCATAATACTGTATTCAGTAATTTATATAGAGAGGTTTTACTTAGTTTTACCAATGTTTAAGGCATTCTTTTGATATTTTTTTAATTGTTTTGAATTTGAATCATTTGAATTCACAAGACCATCTTCTGTGTTAAGGACTGCACGATTGCTATCATTATAATTAAATTTTGTGAAAAATCTATCATATGCAAACTGCACACTACATTTTAACACATTTGAGTCACCATAGGCAACTCTCATTGATGTTAAATTGGTGGGCCAGATGTTTACAAACTCATAACTAGACATGTTAGATTGATAATCAACAGTGCTTGGTGATTGTTTAAAAGTATCTCTTTCAAATTTAGTAATGTGAATGATTTCTTTATAATCCTCTGGATAGTTAAATCGTGTATATGCGTTGGTTTGTCTTTTACTTGTTTGAACTGGATTAATATATGTCATCCACGTTTCTAAAATTTCCAAAATTACCATATCTGCATCACAATAAAAAGTGAGGTTAAGAGGTGGAAAAGTTCTAAGATATGGAAACTCCTCTTGAATACCTTGATGATGACCAACTGCAAGAGTTGATTGATATCCTTCCCTGAGATCTTTTTTTATCTTCAAAATTCATTTCTCTCAACCATCTTTGGTATTTTCCGAAAGAAAAAATAACTTGATAAAAAGTGTCTAAAGATGGTCGTGCAATACTATCCTTAACATCTGTGATGTTACCTCTAAATATATCGGATCTTCTTGGAAATAAACTATTATCTGACACAATAAATAAATTTAAGTTGTTATTACTATATATGAGCTATAAAGGGATATATAGGCCTTCTAATCCTAAAAAGTATAAGGGAGACTCTCAAAATATTATTTATAGGTCTTTATGGGAAAGAAAATTCATGAATTACTGCGATTTGAACGAAAATATACTTGAGTGGGCATCTGAAGAATTCTGGATTCCTTATTTAGATCCAACAACAAATCGTGTTCGTAGATATTTTCCTGACTTTTTTATTAAATACAAGGACAAAGACAACAACATTCGTAGATCGGTGATAGAAGTTAAACCGATGAAGGAAACGTTGCAACCAAAGGCTACAAAAGGTAAATCAAGAAAAACAATGATAAATGAATCAATGACATATGTGAAAAATCAAGCAAAGTGGAAGGCAGCAAGAGAGTTTTGTGAAGATCGTAAGTTAGAGTTTAAAATCATGACTGAAAAAGAATTAGGAATTCGATGAGTATTCTTCAAAACATATTAAATAAAGTCACTGGTCAAGTCAGCGAAGAATTTTTTCGTATTCAATTACTTGAGGAACTTGGAGATACAAACTTTGAAACTGATTATGCAGATACTGCTGGGTTTGCGCCTGGTGAATTATATTTTTTCACATATCAAGCACAAACAAAACAACCATACTACGACATGTATCCACTCACATATATAATTGAAATGAGAACAGGTGGATTCTTTGGTTGTAATCTACATTATGTTCGTTTAAATCAAAGAGACGAATTAGCAATAAGCTTACTAAATAACTCTGCTCAAGGTGCAGTTGCAGTTCCTCCTCGAACTCTACATAAATATCTTTATACTGGCGTGAGAGGAACACCATATCGTATTCCAAATACTGAGTGGTCGGATGTCGCACAACTACCGACTGAAAGATTCATTGACATGAGAGGAATGCCTGTTCCACGAAGTCGAGTTTACAATACAAACTAATGGCAAAAAGCAAGATTTATAAACAGGATGATGATTCAAAAGTATCTTTTGAGTTTGGTGATGATGGCAAATTAATTGGTATTAAAAAAGATGGTAAGTCTCTTGATCCCCAAAGTCAAGCGTTTGAAGATTTACAGGATAGTGATGATGCTCTAGAAGCATACAATATTAATAAGTTTAAAGGAAATATAGATGCGTATGAAGATATAATCGATGTTAATACAGATATTCTCATAGCACAACATGAGAGAGAAGAGAAAAAAGAAAATAATGCACAATTTTTAGAGGATAACACATTAAATAACGACTCAATCGCATTTACAGTTCCTAAAACTGGTTCAGCTTATAAGAAAACAAAAACTGGAGGATCAAGTGATTTAATGGCATATCCACTTGATATAGACCTTGAACAAGATCATTTTAAAATTACAAGATATAACTACGTTAGACCAGATATTAACCAAAGTAAACCAAGAAGAAAACAAACATCTCTTTATGGACTAAGAAGTCATAACGTAGCGGGTGATAGTGTAATAGGCAGTAAAATTAAAGGTAGTATTATACTACCAATGCCTAAACCAACTGATGTAAACGGAGCAGAGTGGGGAAAAAGTGAGTTAACAGTCAGTGGATTAGCAGCTCTTGGTGTTGCTAATGCTGCGACTTTTGGCGGAAGATTGATAGGAAAAGATGCTCAACAGAGATTTGAAGACAGAAGAGCAAAAATGGCTGCTGGTAGACCTGGCGATGTTGATATTTTTGGAAGAGTAACAACATTTGGTCAAGCAACTTATGCTCAGACTTTAGCAAATATGGCATCAAACATGGCTGGAACTGAGATTGATACCGATACATTTTTGGCGAGAACTGGTGGTAAAGTTTTGAATCCTAATGCAGAAATTCTATTTCAAGGGCCTGTAATTCGAGATTTTGCTTTCTCTTTCCAAATGGTTGCAAGGAGTGAGGAAGAAGGTAAAGAAATTAGAAAAATAATCAAATTTCTAAAAATGGGTCTGGCTCCAAAATTCAATAATACAGTATTTTTAGAAAATCCTGATGTATTCACTTTACAATATAAAAATGGTAGTCAAGATAATGATTTTATAAAAAATGTAAACCAATTCAGCCCAGGCGGTCTTGCATTAACAACTATGAACGTTGATTATGCTCCAAGTGGATATTGGTCTGCATATCGTGATTCACAACCTGTTTCAGTTAAGATGGATCTTAACTTTACTGAACTTAGACCACTTTATCAACAAGATCATGAAGAGACTCCAGAAGACAGTGTAGGTTACTAATTATGACATACTCAGGATCACCAAATAGTTATTTTCGTCAACTTCCAGACCTCGATTATCCATCATTGGCTAATGATCGAACATCTGCGTACGATTATAAAATTGTAAAAAATATATTTAAAAGAGTTGTCTTGCGTGATGACATTTTTGATGAAGTTACAGCTTTCACAAAATATTCTATAGAGGGGGATGAAAGAGCTGATCAAGTAGCATATGATTTTTACAAAGACTCTGGATTAGACTGGGTTATCTTGACAACAAACAACATTGTTCATGTCAGAGATGAGTGGCCAATGTCAAATCGAGATTTTTTAACTTATTTGAATTCAAAATATACATCTCAAGAGTTATCAAACGTTCATCATTATGAGACTCAAGTTTTAAGAAATTCAAATGGACAATTAATACAGCCAGAGGGTTTAAGAGTCCCAAATGGACATTCTATCACATTTATTGATAACGGTGTTTTGAGAACTGAATCTAAAATAAAACAAGTCACATTTTTAGAACATGAAACTAATTTGAATGATGCAAAAAGAAATATTAATATTTTAAAAACTGAATATTTGGGTTTATTTTTAGAAAACTTTAGTGATATTATGACTTATCAAGAATCAAGTCAATATATAAGTGATGATTTGAAAAAAACAGAAAATCCACGCATAATTTCGCCATAAAAAAAGAGGTCACTTTGAGCGACCTCTGGCGTAAAAAATGGCCCGAAAATTTTTTCGGGGTATTTTCTAATTTTCAGCTAATTTTGCAAAATAACTGAGTGCATCTTCTTCATCCTCATCAGTGTTAACAGAGGATGGAGTTGTGTCAACAACAGCACGACCTTCAC